AATGAATTACTACAATTTTCACATTGGTGACTACATCAGTCACACCATCCATTTGTCGTTAGAAGAAGACTTGGCATACAGGCGATTGCTTGATATGTATTACGACACCGAGTTACCAATACCCAACAATATCCCACTGGTTTCTAGAAAGCTACGCATCAGCGCAGAGGTTGTCAAAACTGTGCTAGATGAGTTCTTTGAGCTAACTGAAGAAGGGTTCAAAAACTTCAGAGCAGAGAGCGAAATTGCAGAATATCAGAGGTTTATTGAAAAGCAAAAAGCCAATGGCAGTAAGGGCGGAAGACCTAAGAAAAGCCAACGTAAACCCACTGCTAACCCAACTCAAAGCCAAAAAAAGCCTAACCAAGAACCAATAACCATTAACCATAAACCAATAAAAGAGACAGCTATCGCTATTTGTCCTATCAATGTTGAAGAACAGGTTTGGGAAGATTTCTTAGCCTTACGCAAAGCAAAGAAAGCACCCATGACTGTTACCGCATTGGCTGGCATAAAGCGAGAAGCTGACAAAGCAAATTGGTCTTTAGACAAAGCTATATCAGAATGCGTAGCAAGAGGATGGATAGGGTTCAAAGCTGAATGGGTAGAAGCAAAGCAAACCTTTGCTCAACAAGCGCAAGACATTGCAAGAACGACAGTGCCAGCAAGCTCATTGCGTGACCCTGCGCTACAAAAACTTGATGAAGATACTAGAATGTCCAAACCAAACCCTGAAATACTTGCCAAAATCAAAGAAGCATTAAGGGGTAAAGTAGCATGACTCGAATAGAAGCAAACCAAATCCTTGACAAACACAAAGAAACACACAAACTTAGCTTTGCTGACACCACAAGAGCGCTTGCAGCAACTGGAGATTATGAAGAATATGGAAGCGAAGGAGTGGATAACGAGGTACAAGAGGAAGTTTCAAGAGACTGGGACTCAAGCCGTTTCTTCATGGTGGTGGCAGACATTGCAAGATATAGAGAAAAAACGAGGGTTGGCAGCAACTAATGATCTGCGTAGAAGAATGAACAATCTTAGGAAAAAGGCGTAAAAATGAATCCGTTTGAGATAAAAGAACCAACTTGCATTAGCTTTTCAGGTGGTAGAACATCTGCTTATATGCTTTACAGGATACTAGAGGCTCACCAGATGAGCCTGCCAAGTGAGGCTATTGTCTGTTTTGCCAACACAGGAAAAGAAGAAGAAGCTACTTTAGAGTTTGTTAATGAATGTTCTGTGCGTTGGAATGTTCCAATTTCTTGGCTGGAATATGTGGAAGTTGATGGTGAGCATTCTTTTAAGGTTGTTGATTACCAAACTGCCAGTAGAAATGGTGAGCCTTTTGAGCAAATTATTAAACACTTTAACAATGCTTTGCCAAACGGAAGGGCTAGATATTGTTCAGCAAATCTAAAAACCAGAACTTTTTATAGATATTTAAAGTCCATTGGCTGGCAAGAATGGGAGTCTTTTCTTGGTATTCGTGCTGATGAGCCTAAGCGAGTTGTCAAATTTAGGGCAAATCCTAATCCAGAAGGTAAACATGAGACTGTGCATTTGCCTTTAGCGCAAGCCAATGTTTCGGCTAAAGATGTAAGCAACTTTTGGATGCAGCAAGATTTTGACTTAGGCCTACCAAACATAAACGGCAAAACAATGCATGGAAACTGTGATTTGTGTATGTTAAAGCCTAAAGCACAGATTCTGAGCCTTATCCAAGAAAAGCCAGAGAGGGCATTATGGTGGATTAAGCAAGAAGAAGAAGCCTCAAAAAGATGCGCTGGCGATGGAAAATTCTTTGCTATTGACAGGCCTAGTTATGCACAAATGTATAAATACGCTGCCGAGCAAACCGATATGTTTGATAAAGATGAAGAAGCTATTTCTTGCTTCTGTGGAGATTAATATGGTGTACATAGGTATCGACCCCGGCTCTGTCTCAGGTGCATTAGGTGCAATTTCACATGATGGAATCTATATTGACTCATTTAACATAGAGCATCAGGATAAACACATTCGTGCATTAGTATTCAAGAGTCGAATCCTAAGTATTGTTGACGTAAAAGAGGGTGCAGAGATATGCATGGAGCAGGTTCACTCTATGCCAAACCAAGGGGTAAGTAGTACTTTTTCATTTGGTCGTGCTGTTGGGGTCATAAGTGCAGTTTGCCAGTTAACTAACTACCCTTTTCACCTTGTAACACCTCAACTATGGAAAAAACACTTCGGGCTTAAAGCAGATAAAAACGAGTCATTAGACCTTGCCCGTAAATTGTTTCCAGCAGCTAAGTTGAAGCTAAAAAAGGACATAAACAGGGCAGAAGCCCTATTGATTGCTGAATATTGGAGACAACAAATCAATGGCGCTACCCCGTAAAACCCCGAATAGAATCTACATGACGCTAACCGATAGCGAGAAGTTGATCTTAGACACAATGGGAAACGGGAGCGATCATGCTGGGATGAAAATAGCTATTGCATGGGCAGCACACTTCTATAACCTAGGATTAGACCCCGATGCATCCCTAGACCATGTCGGACTATGCACCTATAACCTAGACAATGCCGATTAGACGGGTTTAAACGTGCCTAGAATCGATTTTTATGGATAACTTAGGACTAGGTATATACGGGCAAGAAAAAAGCCCCGAAGGGCTTAAGATTGAAAAGTACTCACTAACTTATTTTTTTAGAATGATTTTGAGCAGTAGTGCTATGGTTGCATAGATCATAGATTAACCTCTTCGGGATGCTCTATCATGCAATATTCCGATATCCCAGCGTCATACCCTTTTTTGTACTCGTTATAGTATTGATCCATAAACGGGTTATGTTGAAACCCGTCATAGAGTGCATGATAAAAACCTAGGGCATAGGCCGCTTTTTGGTTTAATTCAATTTGATTCATGGTTAACCTCTTAATTTATTAGTGTCGATCCATTGTGCATTGTCAGCATCCCATGCGACATCGGGTAATTTGATGGAATAGTATTTTGCTGCAAGCATTACTTCATCATAGGTTTTTTTATAATCACACAATGGTGATCCCTGATGGATTAATATCCAATTACGCTCGGCACTATAGGATAAATAGGATTTATGATCTTCCATCATTAACCCCACAATCCGATAATTAGCATTAAGCAAAGAAACCCAGCAAGTGAAGCACCTACAATAATTTGATCAATTTTATCCATGTTGACACCTATTAAAATCCTACAAAATCGTAGGCCATAGATCCCTAAATTAAGGATCTACAGTCTAGAATCTAACCCGTACAGCATCCGCAGCATGGTGCATCGATGCATAACCCTGATTTATTCCTATAAACCTCTTTGCCATTGTCGAATCGGTATACATCCGATATATATCGGTTAGTACTGGGAATACTTACCCGTTGACTATCATCATGCTCCATTAAATAAGCTTTTCGGGTAATGGTGCAATACGTTATTTCATCCCCTTTTCGGAATTTAACCCCAGTATCGGCACATACCCCAGCATATCGGGCTAACATTGTTTTACGCATAGTGAACCCCTTTGATTTGCACAAAACCATTGTCCTCACGTTTAGCCTTACCCTTTGCATAAAGTGCAACAACAACCCGTTTAGGTTCAATATGACGTACATCGGTGTTATCACCATCGATAACGTCCCATTCTCTAAACGTCCTAGGGATATCCGATTGTTTTTGGAAAACGACAGCGACCCTAGAATTGTGTTTATTGGTTAACCCTTTGATGGATATCGGTTTTGGTGTGATAGCGCTAAAAGAATAGGTTAGATCGTAATTCCCGCACGTTTTCCCGTCTAGGTTTCTACTGGGGTGTTTTGTATAGTCATAAAATTGAACAGTAGGAAACAATTGGAAAATCGTTTTCCCGTCAATTACGGGTAAATTTTCGTATGGGATATCGCTAGTCCCATTGGGACGGATCAAAGGGGTTAAACCTAGGTTAACAGCCCTGTTTTGCATGGTCCAAATATCGGCGCATAAGGACAATAAAAAAGCTTTTTGGTTTTGGTAGTAAAAATCGGTTTTGGATTGTCTAGCCAATTGCACAGAATTAAATGCACCCCTACCAGCGCTTTTTAAACAGCCATCAAAACACCCAGCTTTTTTAGCTAAGGGGCAAATAATGTCATCGGGTACTAAATAGACAATTCCCGTCAAATAACCGATGGACTGGCCTTTAACTGTTTTGGCAGAGGATTCCCCTAGGATTGTTTTGTAAGGTAAGTTAAGACCCCGTAGGATCGATTTATAAGGATTTTTCATTGTGTTGCACCTATCAAAAAATTAATGAACATAAGGATTTTTCTTACCCTTACATATATATACATAATAGAATCGTGCCATATAGAATTGATAACGATTAACTCTATGATTCTAAACAATAAAATGCAAACTAGGACTTACCCTATACTGTATACATACCCAGTATTTTGTACACTAAATTTCGTATAATAAAATAGCTATTATTGTTTCACAATATGAAATGATAATGAGATATCGATATCTTCTAGGTGTATGCAATATAGTGCAGTAGGTGTGTGCAATATGGTGCATAGAGCCCTCATGCAATTAACCGACCGCTTGGTCGCTTAACTCTTAGTTAGTCAGTGCTCACTTCGCCTAAGTTAGTTAGTGCTTACTCTGTTTATGTTAGTTAGTGCTTACTGGGGGGGAGGGGTGGTGTGCTGTGTGTAAATATTTGTGTACCCTCGCCTACACTGGAAAAGGCTAACGTAGTGTTTAACAGCTAACAAAGGACTTGGGTAAGATGACGAACAGGAGTAGACACCCGTGAGTGGGTTTATCCTTTTTAAAGGAGAGCCTCTCGTTTATCTAAGTTAGAGAAGGTTGTCAGTCCTTACTCTCCACGCTACAAGCCCCGTTCAAGATGTGAGTCTTTACTTAAGAACTACATGGTTCACTACGTTTATCCTACTTGGTCGGCTCAACCGCATAGAGGGGTGGGTGATGCCCCCGTTTGATTCACTATACAAGAATCCTGTTCTCATGTAAAGTGCGTACTAACTTCCCTTCACTGGATAAAAGATGAACGTAGTAGATGCACTCCCTGATAGCTTAAAGAAATCTAAGGGTAGACCCAAGGGTTCAGGTAAGTTGACTATGGCTAAATACGCTGATGCCAAGCCATTAGCTATGCTACCCAAGACCGAGAACCAAAGGGTCAGAGAACTCAAAGACTTGTTGATAAACAGTGCTGGAGTCAATGTTGTCCAAAAGACTGTTCAGATTGCCCTTGATGATGACCACCCTGCACAGATGGCTGCCCTGAAGCTATGTATGGATAGGATGCTTCCCGTTACTCTGTTTGAGAAAGAGAAGAATCAGAGAAGTGCTGTAAACATAACGATCTCAGGCATTGGTGGTATCAACATTGTTGATACGCCTACTATAGAAGCTGAAGATATAGAAAGCAAAGATGTCTGATCTAAACTTTAGCCTCCTACCTTGGCAACAAGAGGTATTTGCTGATAAAACAAGGTTTAAAGTCATTGCTGCTGGTCGTAGGTGCGGCAAGTCTAGGCTCTCAGCTATCACCCTGTTGATTGAGGGTTTGCAGTGTAGTGCAGGGTCTGCTGTGCTTTATGTTGCGCCTACCAATGGTCAGGCAAGACAGATTATTTGGGATGTATTGATGGAGTTGGGTAGAGAGGTTATCCAAGCTAGTCACATCAATAACATGGACATTACCTTGATAAACGGAGCAAAGATTTATGTCCGAGGTGCTGATAGACCAGATACTTTGCGAGGAGTGTCTCTCACCTACGCTGTGCTTGACGAGGTTGCAGACATCAAACCTGAGGCTTGGGAACAGGTTATTCGTGCTTCTCTGTCAGACAAAAAGGGTAGGGCTATGTTCATCGGCACTCCCAAGGGTCGCAACTTCTTCTATGACATCTTTAAACTTGGGCAGTCAGAAGAAGATGAAGATTGGAAAGCATGGCATTTCACCACCAAAGACAACCCTTTGATCGACCCTGATGAAATTGAGTCTGCCAAGAAAACCCTGTCTAGCTTTGCTTTTAAACAAGAATACCTAGCTTCTTTTGACAATGCTGGCTCAGATGTATTCAAGGAAGAATGGATTAAGTATGGGGAAGAACCTCAGTATGGCTCTTACTTCATAGCTTGTGACTTAGCTGGATTTGAGGAAGTTGCCAAACAAGCGGCTAATTCCAAGAAAAGGTTAGACCAGACTGCCATTGCTGTTGTTAAGGTTACTGACGAGGGCAAGTGGTTTGTCAAAGAGATTGCTTATGGGCGGTGGGACATTCGGGAGACTGCGGCTACGATTCTGCTGAAGATGCGTGAATACCGCCCTTTGAGTGTTGGAATTGAGAGGGGAGCGTTAAAAAACGCTGTTTTGCCATATTTGAGTGACTTAATGCGGAAAAATAATGTATATTCCCACATAGTTGACTTAACGCATGGCAACAGGAAAAAGACTGACAGGATTATCTGGAGTCTCCAAGGAAGGTTTGAGCATGGGCGTATTGTGCTGAACTCTGAGGAGGATTGGGATGAATTCAAAGATCAACTCTTGATGTTCCCTGCCCAAGGTGTTCACGATGACTTACCCGATGCTCTTTCCTACATTGACCAACTGGCTGTGACCTCATACTTTGTTGATGACCAAGAAGATGAGTGGGAACCGCTAGATATTATTTCGGGGATATAGATGGCAACAGACAAACTTGAGCAAAACGAATTTTATGAGCCTACACAGGCTGATAAAGATTTGACAGCATTTATTGTTGACCACTGCGACAAGTGGCGAGATTGGCGAGATACCAATTACTTGCCTGATTATTTAGAGTATGAGCGCATCTTCCGTGGTCAATGGGCATCTGAAGACAAGACCCGTGAGTCTGAGCGTAGCCGTATTGTTACCCCTGCGACACAGCAAGCTGTAGAGACTCGCCATGCTGAAATTATGGAAGCTATCTTTGGTCAAGGCGACTTCTTTGACATTGAAGATGACATTCAAGATATAAATGGCAACCCAATTGATGTTGAGCAAATCAAAAATCAGTTGATGGAAGACTTCAAGAAAGACAAGATTAGAAAAGCTATCGACCAGATTGAGTTGATGGCTGAAATCTATGGTACAGGCATTGGCGAGATTGTGGTTATGGATGAGACAGAGTATGTCCCCTCTACTCAGCCTATCCCTAATATGCAAGGTCAAGCAGCTATTGGCGTGATGGAGAAGCAACGCATTGCTGTCAAGATCATGCCTATCAATCCTAAAAACTTCTTGTTTGACCCCAATGGTACAAGCGTGAATGATTGCCTTGGGGTGGCTATAGAGAAATATGTGAGTATTCACAAGGTTGTGCAGGGCATGGAACGGGGTATCTACCGCAAGGTAAACATTGATACTGCCAGCGAAGATACTGACCTTGAGCCTACACAAGAGGTAAGCCAATACCAAGATGGGAAGGTATTGCTGTTGACGTACTACGGGTTAGTACCCCGTGAGTATTTGAACAACATGAAGGAAAACAAAGACATTGTTGAGTTGTTTCCTGAGAATTCGATGGCAGATGATTATTCGGACATGGTTGAAGCCATTGTCGTAATTGCCAACGATGGTATGTTGTTGAAGGCTGAAGAAAACCCTTACATGATGAAAGATAGACCTGTTTTGTCTTACCAAGACGATACAGTGCCTAATCGTTTGTTGGGGCGAGGTACAGTGGAAAAGGCCTTCAATATGCAGAAGGCCATCGATGCCCAGACTCGTGCTCACTTGGATTCACTTGCCTTGACCACTGCCCCAATGGTTGCAATGGATGCAACTAGACTGCCAAGAGGCATGAAGTTTGAGATTAAAGCTGGTAAAGCCATTCTTACCAATGGCAACCCCAATGAAATCCTGTATCCCTTTAAGTTTGGAACGAGTGACCCAAACAATCTAGCAACTGCCAAAGAATTTGAGCGAATGTTGCTACAAGCTACAGGAACTCTTGACTCTAACGGCATGGTTTCTCAATCTAGTCGTGATGGTGCGGGTATGACAATGGCAGTTGCAACCATCATCAAGAAGTACAAGCGTACTTTGGTCAACTTTCAAGAAGATTTCCTTGTGCCTTTTATCAAAAAAGCGGCTTTCAGGTATATGCAGTTCGACCCAGAGCGTTATCCTTCTGTAGACATGAACTTCATACCTACTGCAACCCTTGGAATTATTGCTCGTGAGTACGAACAACAGCAATTTATTGGTTTGTTGCAGACCCTTGGCCCGAATACTCCTGTTTTGCCTGTTATTCTCAAAGGAATCATTGCTAATTCAAGTTTGAGCAACAGATTTGAGATGATGGCGGCTTTGGATGAGATGAGCAAACCCAATCCGCAAGCAGAGCAGATGCAAAAGATGCAACAAGAGTTGGCAA